GAATTGTTTATCACAATATTTACAAATGAAGAACACTGGGTCAGCTATCATGACTATGTTCTCGGGCTCTTGCTGAAATGTTGCTGAAATGTTGTCGGAATGTTGCTGAAATGTTGCTTTTTGTTGCTTTTTGTTTTCAGTGATGTTCATGATATGTTTTGTACTAGTCATATGTTTTTCATAATTGAACCTTCTAACCGTTATGTAGTTACAGAATTTACAAGAATATATCATATAATAGATAAATATTTAAAGTTTAAACCCTTTTGCTACTTGATTGCTGAAATGGTAGCAAGTTATATACATATTAGATTGTAAGTTCTGCTAATTTGGTAGCAATTTAACACCATCTGCTACTTTCACCCGACAACATTATTTTTTGGATTTTCGGGAGAGAGAAAACGAGGGGTCGGCCCAGAAAAATAGTTCAGGACCATGTTTTCAAAAGTAGACATTCATTCCTCGAAATCATCCTTTCCAAACTCTCCAATACTTTCTACTTTTTGAAAGTCTCTTTCTTGAATCTTCTTCAAGATAACTGAATAATCATATTGGGTTAACTGAGTCAAATTCATATCTGGATGAAGTAAAATATGAATGTTTTGTACAGTATGATTCGTCGTATTAAAGGAGTCATTCACTCGCCTGATTTTCAGTTGTTCGATTTGACTTAATAAATCTTCTATCGTTTTTTCGTGTTCTTCTATTTTCAACAGCAGGACATCCTTCTGGTCAGGAGCATCCTTCATCTTTAACAAATGTCTTTTCGTGGCCATGTGTTGTTTCAAGGTGTACTTGAACGGAGTGGAGTATTGACAACACTCACATTGAAACACCATATAAGGTAAGAGGATATATTTTTAAATAGTTAGAGTATTCACTTTAGAGGTAAGGCGGAGAAAATATAAATATAAATATTTTGTATTTCGGAGTTTGATTTTACCTGTAAAAATAATTCTTTAACATAGAATGACCCTATTGAATTGGAGCGATTCATTTGTTGTACTCTCCATTTATATGGTTGCGGTTATTCTAGGAATACCTTTAAAAAGAAATCCATACTTTATCACACCTGTTTTATTCGCAATACTCTATACTTGTTATCTCATGGGAGTCTATTCCATCGACCTTTAAAATATTCATCTATCACAATGAACATATTAAAGAATGACCCCCTTGCGCAAAATCAAGATATGGAGATGGAGTTTGACTTCTCGCTGTGTCATGGCCCGTACGACCCCTATCCAATCAGTGGTTCTCATCAAACCACTTGAGACAAAACCAATACGATTTCAGTTAACGAGGAGAGAAGCCAAGTGGTTTGATATACAAAACCAGGTTCATAGTTCAAAAGATAGGAAGGAGTGTCTCTAGCTCAGTCGCAGACATGGAACCATTCCCAATAAACCATTGAATAAACTGTTGACTTCTCTCGTCTTTAAAACTATTCATGACACGGTCCAAATGAACAACGGAACCGGGCGTTTTTGGATAAATGACATTGATATGATTTTCCGCATAAAAGTCTTCCAAATGTACCAACACAGAATTAAACCGGTAATTGTTTCCGTAGCCTCTCTCGACCAGTATCACTGGACCCGTTATCGTAGGCTTGTGTAATCCCGTGACATATTGTTTTTTTATGCCTCCAAGGTTACCCAGCATCAGTACAGAGTTATTGATGTTACTCGAGTAAACCAAGAGTGTCCCTTCATCCGAGAGATGGGGCTTCACCTGGTTCCAAACCACATTCCCCGTCTTCACCCCTAGACCCAAATCCGCAAGAGTTTGTGTGTTGCGTGTAAGTTCGTAGAGTTCCTTGTAATAGGGGCTCAGGAACACCATTCCAGGTCTAGGTGTGAATAGATAGTCCCTTGTGTTACCTTGTTTTTTTTGTAGAATCAGTAGACACGTCTCTTGCCCCGTCTCATAAAACCCGGGTTTGTTCAGGGTCTCGAGGTGACAGAGAGTCGTATATTTCTCTAGGTAATGACGCATGGGTTGGTAATAGGAACAATTGTAAAGAGATGTAGGAAGAATAAAGGCAAGGTATCCGTCGGGTTCCAAGTGTTCCTCTAAGCATTTATGAAGAAACATAATGTAAATGTTCGGTCGCCCCGTCATGGAGGACGCATGTTTTTCCGCAAATGCCTTTTTCTCTTTGGCTGAAAGGGTGTCCGTTTTCCAAACAAAGTAAGGCGGGTTCCCAATGATAAGGTCCGCCTTACCCTCCCAAGTAAGGAAATCCGCGCAAACGAGGGTCGAATTCGGACACTCGAGTGAATGGAACAATTCCTCGTTCTTTTCGACCCCCAACAAGTTTGCGTCAGGATAAACTCGATTTGCGTCTAATAAGAACTCCCCTGTTCCAAAAGAAGGTTCCAGAATCGTCTTTGGACAAACCTTAAATTCCTCTAGTTTTCCAAACAAGAGGTCTCTTGCTTTTTTGGGTGTAAAGAAGATGCCCTGTTCCATTCGGTCGTCTTTGCTCAAGGATGCGTGGAACTCTTTGGAAGCGTCGCGAAACTCGTTCGAGATTTTCTTAGTCATTTTCTTAGATATTTTCTTACAGGTTTTCGACATTATGATATAGGATGAAAAAGTCTTAATCTTGAAATCAATTTTATGCGTCCGCCTTTTTCTGGCTAATCTGCCAGGCAGGGACAAGAATACCCTTCCGATTACGCCATCGTAATAACATATTGTATAGGGTATTACCACGCGAAACTTGAATGACATTTTGGTTCTTGATACCTTCGTAGACCATAGGCAATACTTCATGTTCGACACGTTCCAGGTGAAACATTCCATTCTCACACAAGAGATAGTTTTTGCCTCCTTGGGACACCTCCATTTTATCCGCAAAGACATCTAGGTCCACCTTCTCTCCATGCGCACTCAGATAGTCCGCGATGGAATCATCGACCACTTTCTTTTTATCCGCCTTGAAGAAGACTTCGCGGGTCCTGAGTTGGTCAAAGAAGGGTTTCGCTTTATTTTGAAAGTTCATCACTTCTTTCAGGTAGAGGTCACGTTCTGGCTTGGCTAGCGTGATTCCCGGGTCACACGCCATATATTTATCCAAATAGAGGTCATACCAGAACGTGTCATAGGTTTCATCAAACAAAGGATAGTTCGCGAACAACGAGAGGAATTGCGGCAACTTCTCAATCTTGGTGGTCCCGTATTTAAACTCAACTTTTCGCGAATGGACCTCTTCTCCATGATAGAGAACATCGATATCATAATGGTTTCGCATACCAGCTTTCAATACAAACTCAATCGAAGTATATGGCGGAACCCCGGTAAGAAAGGCCAAGGTATCTATCGCCTCGCGCCAGGATTTGTACAACCTCCGCCATTCCACGCCAAATAAGGGATTGTCCAGGTACGACTGTGGAAGATAATACAGGCTCACCAAGACGCGTTCGCGAACCTTGTTGGTCGCATCATTGTTGCCTCGGGTAGACTTTTGAAAGAACGTTTGGATGTCTGAAACGTTCATGTTGAATACATGGGTTAAAATACTTATTCGGGCTTCAATTTTAAGATAAGTATTTTACGTTTGAGACTCGTTATTTCTTAACGCCAATAGATGAAGTTCTAGAAGGCGGCAGTGGTACACGAGATAATGACCTCCGTACTTCACCCGGTGGAGGCGGTAGACGAACAGGTAGAGACCTCCGTACTTCAATCGGTGTAGGCGGTAGACGACCAGTCATCGTACGCACTACAGGTCTACTCGCACTCACTAAAGATTTATTATTTTTCGCAGTACGTCTCAGAATCGCACTGGTACGTGGTCTAACAGTAGAAAGGGTAGTTCCTCTCCTGGATAATCTATTTTGGTTTACCTTTACCGAACGTCTACCAGGCGGTTTTACATTAGATTGTCTCGAATTTTCAACAATTTCACGTTTGGTTATCAATTCAAGAAAGATATCATGAGCAGTCTTATCACCTTTGTAGCCATATTGAATAAAGAACTCATATGGACAAATGATATTGACCAATTGGATATATTTATCCATCTTTTTTTCTATAAAATACTCATTCCCGTATTCGACGATTTCTATGGAAATATCTTCTGCTATCAGAGTTCGTTTATCTCTCTTCTGATTCATGATGTTGAGATAATCGTCACCTATATATCTTTGAAAGAGAGTTTCACACTTTTCTTCAGTTAACTTTTTATCTTCGATAAACTGAAACAGTCTTTCCTTATTCATCTCTACAAAATTATAACAATAGACGAGAATAATCAGATAAGACCACAGTCGAAAATCCTCTTTCTTCTTATCAGGCACTCTATAAAAACTTCGATAATCCGTATCTAGGATAGAGAGTTTTCCATCGAATCGTCCCAGGTTTTCCGGTTTCATGTCGGCATAAAACCATCCATTGTCCAATAATTTATCGGACACTTGAATCATCTCCTCAAAAAGTGAGTCTTCAATGACAATTTTATCACATACTTCCTTTGCGTATCGAAACCTATTATCTTCAAACGGGTCTCCACTATATAAAAAGACCTTGGGTATATAGACCACATCTGATTCATCGGTTAAGGTTTGATGCAAGAAAAGTGTAAAGTTATATTCCATTTCATAACGCCGATTGCTTTTTATAATATCATCCTCCAATGGGTTTTCCTTTAGTCCTCGTTGTTCATCCGTAGCGTTCATCACCGCATAATCATCAAGTTTCCAAACCACTTTACTTGAGCCCTCTCCTATATAGTTTTTACTACTATAGCCTTTAGTCTTTAAAATAGTACGGAGTGTCATATATTGTTACTCTATTTTCTATTGGGAATCATTCACATAACAACTTTTGAGAAGTCACCAGTTCTTTTTGATTAAACAGAAACAACTTGATTTCTTCTTGTATCATCTCGATGGTCTTTTCATCTTTCTTCAGGTCAAGGTACCGATTAAAAAACTTGGACATTTCGGGGTCCTTCGAGTCCTGTATCCATTCTTCAATCATCAACTCTTTGTCTTCATACAACTGGTCAATTAAATTTTTACTTTTCAGGGTCCACTTGTCATTTTCGTAAATCATCAAGTATTTGTCTTTGATGTTCGAAATATAAATGTTCATGTTTTCTGGCTTGTCCGGGTTAAAGTGTATTTTCTCAATGATTTTCAGAACACAAAAACATATCTTTTTCACACATTTACGGTAGTCTTCATCGGTAAGATGAGAGATATCCGTGTCTTTATAATTGAGGATTTGTACATGATTATGAATCGTTGTATTAAAGGAACCATGAATTTCTAATTTCCCTCTGAGCTTCTCTATTTGTTTCGACTGTGAAACAATTTCGTTCTTTTGTTGTTCTAGTTGTACATTCATGAGACGAACCAATTCTTTCAGGTCCTCGTCCTTGTTTTTCGTACAAGTATATTTGATGTGTTTTGACAGAGACGACCGATGCTTATAACATTGGTCGCAATATTTACATTTTAAGACGGGTTCTGGTGTGACTAACATTTGGCTAACGTCGGCTAACATTTCGGCTAACATGTTAGTCTGTATTGGTTTGTTACTGACATGTTTTTTTGTGAGTAAATGATTAGAATAATTGCTCTTTAATGGTGTGGAGAAATTACAACATTCACAAGTGTAAATAGGCATATATATTAGAATATATTGTTTTTTTATTGTTTTTTTATTGTTTTTTTAAAAGACAAAAACAATAAGGTACTTTTCGCATGACAGTACGTGTCATACTATTCATTTCGCGTTATTGTTTTTACAGCATAAAAAATGTTAGCCATTTTGTTTTTTTTTGTCGGGGAGAAAAAATCAAGATGAGCCGGCCCAAAAGATTGAATACGGTATAAAGAATCCATAAAAATAGGAACATGAAGGAACTACAATTCTTTAAAAATCTCGGACTCGAGATAAAGGTCATCCCATACCCTTGTGCGGAAGAACATGACCATACGATTTATCGAGTGTCGAGGGCAAAACAATCTTCCCAAATAAATGAGTATGGTGTACTTGTCACGACCGTCTACGACCACATTCTTTATATACGAAATCTGGACGTACCCGTGCGCCATCGAGGCAAAGGTATCGCCCGTGCCTTGTTGCGATACGGACTGAAGGATCAAATGCTTCAACATCCTGAACTGACTGTATCCGAATTGGATGATCACAGCGAACGTCCATGGGACACCCCGGACAATCTGTATTATGGGTTTGGGTATCGTTTCAAACCAGATAATCTAGAAGAAAAAACAATGGATTTAATCGAATATAAACGAAGGATTAAGTAGACCATCTGCGAACCTTTTCCAAGGCACTGAATCGGTTCTTCTTTTGTACAGGTCGTTCTAAGTCCATACGTTTATAGAGTCCAAAGGAAATAGCACTTGGGCCGATATGAATCAAGATAGATTTGAACGTTTCACAGAACCGGTTCATTTTGTAAGATAGGTCCATGTGTTTCTTTTTCATCGATTTTTCCAATCTTATATACCAGTTCTGTCAGGACCCGCACGTATTCTTTCTCTTGAATAAGTTCAGCCTGACAATCATACAATTCATCTTTCAAGGCCTTGACCTCTTTTGGTAGGACATAAGCTTCCATGGTCTTTTCCTCAAAATTACTTACTCTGTACCCTGAGAACGGACCATCCTTATCATGACCCGAAAAAGAGGTCAGTCCAGTTTCTTTCGCCAACTCGTTTAGCCACGCACATTCTTGCCCCGATAGACCACGAGTGTTTAATCGAGACGTCATGGTTCTCGTATTTCCTAAGTTGTACCATTTCATGGACTCTCTTACAATGTAGGCGTATCGGTCTGCTTTCCACTGTTCCATGCTTCAAGTTATAAATAGAAAAAAAGAGGTTCGATTTTAAATCTTATACCATTCTGGTTTGTCTCGTTTCTTCCACGACGCCAGCCGTAGCTTCTCGGGCGACTGGTAATATTGCCGATAGGCCACGACCGGGTCCGCGTGCTTGTATTCGTCGGGCATGGCCTGGGCAAACGGTGTCAACCCGGTCATCGGGAACTTGTCCGCAGTCGGTGCGTAGGCACGCAAGTACGGCATCAACCTGTAGGAAGCATGAACCTTGTCTTCCGGATGACCATACCGATACTTCCATTCCTTGTGCATCGCGTCCACCAGGTCCAGGGTCCACAAGTAGTTCTCGAGCGAGGTTCGCATCCAGACTGTGACAGGATGGTTTTTGTGCGCTATCCGGTATAGCTTGACCTTGGTATGAATTTCTCCGTCGGGGTCCACTAGTCGTAAGGCCGTGCACAACATCTGTATGGCTTCCAACACTATTTTCGCGATATGCTTGTCAAACATCCATTCCACACATTCTTGAATGTTCCGCGATAGAATAAAGAGGTTCATCTTTTTATGTTTTGTGGGTTAAAATACTTATACGAGGTCGCGTCAATTTTCTTATAAATTTGTCTCATAAATTTGGAGAAAGAAATAGTCAAGGGTTTATGTATGGTCGACAGTCCAAACCAAGTTGACCCAGCAACTCCGCCAGCAAGTCCGCCAGTGAGTCCAGTGAGTCCAGTTACGCCAGTGACTCCAGTTACGCCAGCAAGTCCGCCAGTGTCAGTCCCAGCATCTCCACCCGTGTCAGTCCCAGCATCTCCGCCCGTGTCAGTCACAGTAATTCCGTCAACCTTACCCAATGTGCCTATCACGATTGTAGAACCCGGAATCACCATTGTGACCGATGCGTCAGGCATACAGCTTCGTACCTACGACCCAGCCAATCCAATTATTATCGAAGACTTTACAAAAAAGGTCACTGTCGTACAAGATAGCAGCGGTGACCTTTTAATTGTAGACCAAATCAAACTATGTGCCGCTGAAATACAGTGTAGCGATTTTCACGGGAAAGGATCCATCG